CGGGTCATATTTTTAACCAGACTTGTATCAATCTTCCATAAGCCATTCATTAGGCGCGCATTATCCGATATCTGTTGTTTGCGTTCGTCTATGGCTTCCTGCAATGGCGCGACAATTTCAATCAAAGAAGTTTCGCCGATTGGCCTGTCTTCAACCTCTAAAACCGTCCCCCAAATATACGGAGCTCTTGGACTGTCAAAATAATTATAAAGGTAATTTTCGTAAGTAATTTTCTCCTGCTTTTTTTTACTTACCGCCACTTCTTTTTTTCTTTCTTTTTGTAAATCTTTAATTCCCCTTATCTTCGTTCGTCTTTCTTTCGGTTCAACCTTATTGGATTTTTCCAATTCATCGCCAGTAGTATAAATACCGTCCCAATCCCAATAAGGATTTGGCTCTTCCTTTAAAATGGTGTTTTTATAAACATAAATTACCGTCTTTCCATAATCAAGCCACGCTTCTTTGTAAACAATACTTTTATTATCTATCATTGCGGATTTTTTATCCAATCCTTCGTTTTTTAAAATGCTTTCTTCTTTATCGGGAAATGTCGCGATTAAATCTTGAATAGTAGTGTGAATCTCCTCAATATGATATTCCGATTCGGTGTCTTTAGTGGCCTTGGGGGAAACTCTGATATTGCGGGGATCGCCCACCTTAACATTGAAATCATCCAAATCTTTATCCCAAAAAACTTTTAATATCATCATTCGGCTAAAAAATAGATAACGCAATCCTTTCTTCATCTGCTTTTTTGTGCCGAGTTGTTTATATTTTTCAATGAAAACACTTTGTAAATTATTAGATATTTTCCGGCTTTCTAAATTATCCTTAACCGCGGGAATAACGCTTGGCTTGGATGGACGGCCGGTTAAGTTGTTAAGCACAGACTCCATTGCAAGAAATATCCGATTATCTTTTTCTTTTCGCTTTCTGGAAATAAGATTTATAGCGCGGTCAAAAAAGTTATTATTCTTCTCGTCGCGATTCTGCCATAAAGATTTATTCTTATCGTAAGTTTTTTTTAATTGCGACCATAAAGTGTCCGATGTCTTCCATCGGCTTTCTATGAGTTTAATTTTATCTGCCGATTCTAAGACAGAAATATCCATACTGTAATTAAACAATTATTAGTACTTAATTACAAATTGGGGACGCGAAATAGGGCTAAAATAGGCAAAAAGCCACCGACAAATTAGTTTCACAAAACTATGATTCTTTTCTTATTAGTTCCCTGTAATTAGCAGGCTTCCCTTTTTTTTCAATGTCCAAACGATTATTTAATTGTATTTTAATGAAAAAATATTTAAGTTGCCGCGGACTTATATTAACTCCATAGTGCCTTAATTGTCTTACAGTTAAACCATATCGTTTGCCGGTTTGATTGATGACCAAGTATATCCAACGAATGTTATCTTCGGGCAGTTTCCATTTAATAGAATATTCTTTAAAAATATTATTCATCTAATTCGTCCATTACTTCCTTTAGCGGCCGGATATAAAAACCGTGTTCGCGCCGTTCTATATCCGGACGGGTTTCTTTTTCGTCCGCAATGAAATCCATATCGCCGGAAAGCCGTTGAAGCGCGATGTAATAATATATCGTAGCCAAGCAATAATGGTCATTGCCGCTTGACGATGTCCACAGAAAACGCGGTCTGTTTAATTTATCAATTTCTACAATTCGGCGCATTGTCTCCCAATGGGCGATATACCGTTCAAGCATATCTTTTGGGATTTTAAGTTGCATATTGCCATTCAGGAATTCAGAAATTACCTTATCAATTACCCGTGTGCGATGCGACCATACGATACCCGTATTCTTAATGTCTTCATCGCTCCCCGTATCTCCGCCCCATTTCATCATTTCATTTTGCGGCTTATCGGGATTAAAAAAGTTTAAAGTTATATTGTTCGGAAATTCCTTTTGCAGTTCTTCCGCCCAAGTCCTTTCGGGCAGGGCATCCATTATCATAATCGGATCATACTTTCTTATAAGATTTATAACTTCTTGCCGTGTTTCTACTGTTCCAATTTCAAATATTCCCTTAGCTGTGCCGGCTACATAATGTTTTACGCGTCCTATATCAATACCAATGGCCACACGACCTGCGTTTATGTCCTTTGTTGTTAATGCGTCCATTATCATTGTGCGGAAATTCGTCGCTCCGCCAATATCGTATGGTTCGCCAAGAACGAAATTGTAGAATACTTCATCGCCAAACTTTTCTTTTTTGTCTATTAATTCAGAAACCGATAACCATGACGCCATTAATTGGGAGATATGATAACCGGATACACTGGACGAAGCCGTTGCCTTCCATCCGCCCTTCATTCGCATTTTATTGGTTATCTCCGCGCCACAAAACTGACAAACATAAATCTTACGAATAAAATCAATATTCTTTTCCCACTCCAAAACTTGTTCTTGCCGGCAACCATCGCACTTAACAAACCATTCGCGTTGGTCTGACTTGCGAAATTCAGCGTCTATGCCGGCATTGCCGATTGATGGATTAGATAACAGCCAACGACCCTTATACTCGGAATAATCGGTGCGTGAACTATAAGCGCCGATAATCTTATAATCAGAACGGTCAATCTCATCGTGAGCCAGTATATCAGCAGTTGTAGAGATAGGCGCGGATTTACTGCGCGTTCCTTTAAAATATATAAATGCGGCATCGCCTATGCCTTTCAGGCCGGTAGAGTCTTTTGTCAACGAGGCGCGTATCTCTTCATTTGTTTGGAATATTTTATCAACTTTCGTTGGAACAAACTCATAAACATCGTGATCGGATGGCAGGGTATAGATCGTAGATAATTTCCGATACTTTGCAAACCAGTAAGCCCTTAATGTGGTAAGCACGCTACACCCTATTTGCGCGCATTTTTTAACTACAATATGCGGATTTTTCTCACAGGCAATGTCGTAAAGAAATTTATGTTTCACAAATTCAAGCGGTACGCCCTTTTCATTCTTTATCCCTTTTTTTATCATCCACAAAGGGAAAGAAACGGTTGTGATATCAAGCATATTTTAATTTTGATAATTTTTCTTTATCTTCCAAGGATAATCCGCGAAGCCCATCGTCTTTATTCAATATATTATCCCTTTTCTTTTTTATGATTTCTTGGTGTTCGCGATAGGGCGCTCCATAATTACTCTTGAAGCCCCACTCATCCGCCTGCAATGTATCTGTCTTATATTCATTGCGCATTATCCTGACCCGTTTACTCCGTTCATAATATGGGTCATCGTCTCTGTGAGTTAAGTGCCGGTGCAATGCTCTGCCGCACCACGGACATAGCGCGCGCCACATCACGATTATCTCGCCGAATAATCTATGCTCGGTTTTGTATATTTTTGAAATATAAAAATCCTGTAAACAAGTTCCACACCAAAACCACTCCATACCCTTTCCGCCCTCTGTCTCATCTTGCGCCATTAATTCATTGGGAGTTAATTTTTTTCTATCTCTATCTTTCTGTAAAAGACGCATGCGTTCTCTTGCGCCTTTCATCAATTTATCTTCGTAATCAAGCACTTTATCGTCAATATACATAAATACATAGCCCTTGTTTGCCCCTGTGCGGGGCTTAAAAACCAAAAGCCGACCCTAACTACCTGTTTTTTCTACTACGGAATAAACGCTTATACCATACGGGTTGAACAGCATCCTCGTATTCCTCTTCGTCCATATCAGACAGAAACTCGGCTGATTGCATTGGGCCAACCGCAGTACTGTTTTCCGGCATTTCCGGAATTTGCTTGCCTTTTTGTTCTAATCCGAAAACTTCATTAATTATTCTAATCAAACCATTCTCCATGATAATGACTTCATAAAGAACGGTTAAAATTTTATATATTAACCAAACGATATGAAAAGCAACGCACAATAATATCATCGCCGCAAAACCCATAAATATATCATACAGTGTCATTCCCCATAGGATTATCAATTGATTCAGATAATGCTTTCGCCATTTCGGCTTCGGCATTATCTATTACTTTTATTATTTTTTGATTTATTTGAATAAAATTCTGTTGCGGCGGCAATTGTTTTTCATCGCCGAAACCTCCGCGTCTTTTTAGTTTATAATAGTTTTCAATCGCTTTATTTTTCGCGTGCAAATCCTTGTGTTGATTCAGAACAAATAAAT